GGCTATGTTGTTTGTTGCGTCCATAAGTATATTTATCAAAGACCCATGCTGACAAAGATCGGCATAGGCATAGATTCATCGGTGATTTTTTCTGTCATTTTGTCGTAGATCTGTGGATCCCAATCCGCTAGCACATCTGCCATACGCATGATCAGCAGTGTTGAACTGACTAGATCGTCGTGTTCCCCGCTCTTGGCTTTAAACCCCAGCCCCGATGCTATATAGGTTTTTAGTTCAGATATCAACGGTTTAGAGTGGATGGTCATTTTGTGGTTTTCGATCATATTTTTTAGTTGGCTGCAAGCAGATATCTTTGATCTATGTGTGGTGTTAAATCCTTTACGGAACTTGCGTATGTGTCCTTTGCGGATGGGCTCTGAAAGGAACAATCCGTGGAAGTTTTCTTCACCTATGTCGTTGATCACTATTAGGGCAGATTCGCCTATTGTATTGTTTTCAACACTGTAATACATAATAGGTGCACCACCTTGTTCTTCGCCTCTTTCATGTATGTATTTTAGTATTTCTCTCAAGACTCTGACCTGTTGCTGTACAGGAGTGGTATTGTGATGCCATTCTGCTACTTGTACCATTTCAGGCATTTCATAGACCTGTATGGCGCCGTAGTCTCCACCTGTGCCCAAGCTGGGATCTAGAGCTATTAGATATGTGGCTCTGGGGTTTATTTCTTTGTACCAACGTGTCTGCCCCATGTTCATCATAGGGTCCGATCCTGTAAGTTCAACCAACTTCACAGAGTTGATTAGAGTTTCATCATAGATCAAGAATTCACATTCGAACTCTCTACGGAATCGTTCTTCGCCGATCTTAGCACGTTCTAATCTAGCCCACTCCTCGTCTCTGTCTGGGTGTTCTTGCCACGGTGCGAAGAAAGGAAAGAAGCCATTGACACCTAATTTGGTTTCATTGCCGAAGTCGTCGAACCGCTTGTTGGCTTCTAACCAAATCATAGCAAATTGATCTTCGTCACTGTTAGGTGTTGACGTGATAATAGCTTTACCACCTGTGGCCAATGTTGGCGATAATGCAGTCCAGAACTCTTTGGCTTTTTCCGGTGGTTGCACGAACGCAAACTCATCACAATATATTAATGAAAGAGATTTGCCGCGGCCTGTGTTTTCAGTTGTGGTAGTTGCTTGTATGCGTGAACCATTATCGTATTCGATGGTGTTTCTGTTATATGAATATACCCCGGCACGGATAAAGTCTGGTAAATTTTCATAGGCATATCTATAACGATCCATAATGTCTCGAGCGCCTTCGTACTTGTGTGCAGCAATCAACACCTGTACGTCTGGCATGAACTGTGTGTACCACAATAGGTATGCCACTGCACACGTGGTCTTGCCCATCTGACGCGGCAGCATGGCTATGCATTCTTTGTTGGTGTGATATGCATCAATTAACAGTTCTTGAAAACCATAGGGTTCAAATGGTATAGACCCTCTAGTAGGATGTTGTATCTTAATAAAGTTTTTGGCAAAGTATAAAGGACCGCCGACTGGATCCATACAGGCTTCTAGGTGTTTGACTTCTTCTAAATTGTACCGGATCGGTGCATGGGCTTTCTTAATTAGATTGCCGTCTAAGGATTTTGACATATGTTTATTTACTGAAAAAAATAGGCTCCGGAGAGCCTATTTGGTTTGTTAGTTTATATTAACTATCGATCGTTTCTGCGGCATCGACTAGTGTTACTGCAACGTCATCGTAAATGTCTCCAATAGTGTCTGGTGCTGCAATTGTAATTGTTTCATCAATTTCAGCTCCCTGACCGCCATCATAAACACGCACACGTTTTGTCATTGCCAGTAGTATTGCTTGTCCGATCAAATAACGCAAGGCTTTAGCTGTTGTATCAATAGTAATCGCTCCGCCTGTTGTTGGTGCAAACGAAGCAACTCCTAGTCCTTTGCCGCCTGTTGAGCTTACAGCAGTTGAAGAATTAGTTACAGATGTTAGTATGTTTGATGCAGAAGCTGCACCACTGCGATCGTATCTGATGGTAAATGTCACCGAGGTTGGTTGGTTGGCTGCTACTGTTACGCCACCGCTGGCAAATTGTACGTCTTGAATTTGAGCGTCAGCAAATCTTGATACTGCATCAACGATGTTCATAAAACGCAGATGTCCTCTTGCCACACGCTGACCAATTACCAGTGTAGTTGGTTTAGTGGTAAACTGGCTATGGTCTTGAGGATATACAGCACCGTTATCAGTGCCGTCAGCTGTAGGATATGTTCCTGTGCCACCGCTGAGTGTTAGCACAACTTGATAAAATTCTGGTCTTAATGACTCTGTTGAAATTTTAAATCCTGACATTATTTCGCTCCTTTAGCTTCTGACAATCTCTGCAGAAGTTCTTCTCTTATACTGGCACGTAGTTGTTCTTTGCTTTCATATGCTCCAGCTGCCATTGGATTATCACCGCGATATGGCTTGCCGCTGAAGCTTTTCTTAGGCTTGTTTAGATCGTTACCGTCTGGAATAGCAGCATCAATGCCTGCATATTCTGGATCTGATCCGTTTAGTGAATTACCAAATGCTTCGTCTTTTTCTTTCTTTTCAGCATCGTGATCGTCCATATCGTGATCACCATCACCGTCAATGTCTCCCATTGCCTTGGTTACATCATCACCGTCATCGCGATCTAAATCCCCCATCGGAGGCATGTTGTCTGCATCCATATCACTTGGCCCGCCCATGTTATCTGCATCAGGCTCGTCATGTGGCTCTGAATCCATGGGTGGCAGCATCTTTAATGGAGGCAGTCCGCCCATTGGTTTGTCCATGGGTTCAATACTGATAGAACTGATAGGTGATGCTGGCTTATCCATATCTGGATTCACACTTTTCACCAGCTTCATTAGTTCTTCAATGTTGTCTAAGCCCTGTGCATTAAGGTTAATGCTCATGGTTGGAGGTGGAGTATCTGGTTTTTCTGGCATTGACGGCATTCCCATAGGCATGCCCATCGGCATAGGTGAGTCACCGCAGGCTTCTGTGGCAGGCCTGTCTAACTCCTGCATCTTGGCCAATAGTTCTTGAAAGTTCATAGTTAATTTCCTTTGCGTGGATCTGGTTTGCCAGCATTTGACATTGGGCTCATAGATCCAGCTTTGTCTGTTTTTTGCTTGGGTATTTTGTATTCAGCAGCGAATCCATCTTTGGTCCTCTGCTTGGCTGTTTTGCTTAAATCTTTTAGAAACCCTTTGTTGAAATCATCACCAAAGTAATCTTTGTGTTTGATTTTTCCTGCGCCCTTGTCCATGTCCTGTTCGTCTAACATAGCTTCACCGCTGGGTTCGTTGTCCAACAACACTTGATCTGCTTCTGTAGGTTCACCACTGTTTCTCACACGGAAACAGCTTTCGTCCATGCCCATGGCTTTGACGTGTGTCTCTATTTCCGGTGGTGTGATGGGATATTCGCAGATCACTTCATATATAGTAACCTGCATGTTTTCTTTGCCTGGAAAATCCAATGGCAACTTTTGTATAGGTGTAGTTGACAGCTTTTCAAAGGCCATGACCTTGCAGCTGTCTAAGCGTGACTTTAGTGCTTCTTGAAATTTTTCAGGAACGTCGCCCGCAACTTTGATCTTGAAGCTGTAAATTTTTTTGTTTTCGACGAGATATTCTTTAAAAGTTTTCATATGTGTATTTATGCTTTTCCGCTTAATTTTTTCAGCAGTTCGTTGCGATCTGTGATCACATAACCCTGCCCGTTTATTACGTTGTTGGGATCTACTCCAGCATCGTTGTCTATTTTTAGTTTTTTCAGCTGTAGATCCACAGCTTTGAGTTTTTTTTCTATCTTGTTGCTTTTAGCAGTAATAGCGTTACCCATCATTGAGCTAGCTACTTCAAATATCCGACCCGAATATCTTACTTCTACATTCATGCCAAGATCCATGAGATCATCGTATGCTTGTTCGGCTTTTTTAGCAAGATTATCTAGTTCTTGTTCATCGAGATTTTCTAGTTCTTGTATATGTGGCAGTGTTTGTACTATCTTTTGCACTGCTTGATACTGATCCTCAAGACTATTGATTTCTTCATGCACGGGCGGAGGAGGTGCTGCAGGCTCAGCTTGAGATTCCAAATCAAATAGTTCTTCTAATTTTTTAGTCATATCATACTTATCTGCGTTTGGTGCCTTGATGAAAAATATCACCTTCATTGACCACTCTAAACCTAATGCCCTGCTGTTTACACCAAGCCGTGGCAGCTTCCCACTTGGCCATATTTTTAATATACTGTTCTTGATTATATCTGCTTTTGCCCACGGATTCTCGTAGAGTTTGACTTTGTGGTTTAACTTCGACTACTTCTGCATGCTTCTTGCCAGTTTTATCTTTGTAGACCACAAAGAAATCAGGCACGTATATTGTATATTTGCCTGTCATGGGATCTCTATAGGGTATCTGGATGCTTTCACTGGCCCAATTTTCAACACCTTGATGCTCGTCTAGCATACGCATGAACACAAACTCCCATGAACTACGAGCCAATGGTGTTTTCTTTCCTACGTATTTGGCAGGGTTTTTCATTTCAAATCGTCCCTGTGCGAATTTAGGCATTAGGCAGCTATGTTTCTTATTTGATTGGGTTTTACATCGCTGGTTTTATAGCCTAGCAGTGATGTGGGCACACGATTGTTGTTGAGTATTTCAGCAACTATCTGGCTTAGAGAAACTCCTGGAAAGTTTTTCAATGTGTCTAGTATTTGAAAAATAGGTGTACCGTCGATTTTGGCCTGCCGTAGAACAACAGATGCCGAAGTAGAAGCAGCATCTAGATCAAATCCAGCCTGTTGAAAAAAGCTCACTGCGGCTGTGACATCATTGGAAGGAAACTCTAGGGCAGCTTCGCCGTAGTTTTCAAAATACAACTTGGTAGAAGCTGCACTGTCTTCGATAGTTTGTGCTGGTAAATTAGTGGCCATATGTTAGTCTGGACCTCCTACTAAATTGCGTTGGACAGCCTTGGTAGTGGTTTCTGTACTGGCGCTCTTGGGGAAAATAGCACCTATCACCCCACCAATTCGTTGAGCCGCCGCTGTGATATTACCAGGATTACTGAGAATATTGATGGCTTCACTAGCCAACTGATCTTTGCTGAGACTTTTGAGATTCTTATAGGTATTAAAGGTTTTGGCTAATGTACCTATGAATCCCCCTGGGGTATTAAAGGCTGCACCTGACCCAACATCTCCAAAAATTTGTTCTAGGCCGTCTAATACTCCGCCCTCCCCAGTAAGAGTTGAAACTCCACCGCCGGCAACACTTAACGGGCTTGGTACAGTGTCATAGTGTAGTGTAGCAAATCCTTTAGGTGTACCAACACTTACATTACCAGTGGTATACTTAACTGCTTCGTATTCTAGAGTCATTTGACTTTCATTAAATTCTGATGCACTATAATCCATGCTGCCATGATTCCAACTTTTAATTTTAGGATTAACAAGCGTGTAGCCTACAAACCGTCTACGGCTCATGGTATAGATCGTCACTGAATTAAAAAAATTATTTTCGGTTCTGTCGTTGTCTAGCCCGTATCTAAAACTGTCGCTCTTGGTGCTGGTCGGTCTAAGATGATTTGGTTTATAAGCAGCATCTGGATTATGTCGATCTCCTACATAATATCCATAGTATAAGGCCCACATGGCATTGATCACAGCATTACTGTCGTCATGCATGCTGATAGATATTGGTTCGTAATTTATCTGTTTATATAGTATCTTTTTGCGGTTGTATTGATTCTTAGTTACAGAATCAAAATTAAATTTCGGAAGCTCTGCACTTTTTACCAACAGCCCAGCTTCGTTGCCATGTTTGGCTGTGAACGGACTCATTCCTCTTACTGCATTGTTTATATCAAACTGAACATAGTAAAGAAACTTGGTTTTAGGGCTGAGTCTAAGATTATTGTCAACGAACAATCTCGTAGCGTGACGATAATTGCTTAGTTGACCTTTAGGCTTGGTTACTCCTTCAACTATGCCGGAGCCAAACTCTGATAGGTATCTTATGAATTTATTTGCCATACAAATATTTATGCCACAAAAAAAGCCCGATTTTTAGTCGGGCTTTTTTGAAGATTATAATTAACCTTGTGCTGTAGAAGCGCCTGTAGTAGCTGCGCCAATAGTTCTGCCTACTGCTGCTCCAATACCACCTATTGGGCTTACTGCTGTTGAACCAGCTGCAAACTGTGCTAGATTATCATAGGCAATGGTCAATGCCACTGTCATATGTTCATTGGTTGAGTAGTTAGCATCACCGTAGTCTGCGTTCTGAACAAAACAACCATATAGTTCGAAGGTTTCAAGGGTGTTTGGTACTAGAGCACCATTACCGCCATCTAACACTTCAATACGCATGGTAAATTTGTAGTCAATACCCGAACGTGCAGAAGCCTGTTCCATGAAATCAAACTGTTTCTGGATCTGCTGGCCTACCATTTTCTGTACCTGACCGCTGGCATCATCACGCAATGTTAGCGTGACGTTTTCAAGAGTGTATTTTCCAGCAAGTTTGACCTTAGAGTTATAAACGTCCAGAGTCATTTCTTCAAATGCTACTTTAGGTCTAGTAACGTCCTGTACCTGTTTGGTGAGTTCTGTTGCTGCGGCAACTCCAAATCCCAACAGTGTAACTCTGAAGCGGTATTTTAACTTGGGCATCAACAGCACCTGAGTGCTGCCTGCCGCATTAGTTGTTGGAATACCAATGTTGTTAAGCGATGTAATTGCCATTTTTAAATTTCTCCTGTGTTCTTGATACGCAATGGAATGTAAATGAACTCAATGGCTTTCACTGGCTCTATAGCGATATCAACGTAAAGTTCGTTGCGATCGATACGAGACGGAGTGTTATTGCTTTCATCACACACAACCGCAAAGTCGTAGATTGCTCTCAAGCCTACTAATTCAAGCAATAGGCTTTCTGCCGCTTGTTTGATTTCGTCTCTAGTAATCTTATCGTTTGGTTCAAAAAGATATGGACGAGCCAACTTGTTCAACTGACTACGTAGATATACTACTAAACGTGCCACGTTAATACGATCTAATGCTGATGCATTTCTTGCACGAGTCTTTTGACCATACGCTACTAAGCCAACACCATTGAAGAACGGAATCGGATTGATCTTCAAGTCATACAATGTATCACGTTGTCCTTCGTTCAGCGCAACTGTTTGGAATTCACCTGTAGCTGCATCAATATATCCCACTGCTGTGGCATTAGTAATACCACCGCGTCGTGTTCCTGCTGGTGCAAACCACGGGAAGCTAACATTGTCGCTGAGTGCGATAGTTTTTAGCATCATGTGACTTGCTGGAACCACTGCATTTGACCCGCTAAGATCAGTAGTAAATCCGTTTGGATAATATGTAGCCAAGTATTCGTCATAGGTTACAATACCGTCATCGCCGTTATCTGTAACTAATTCTGCATTAGTACCCCAGTTGTTTAATGATGTAGCATCTGCGGCTAATCTCAACGGAGTGTCGCCTACCACAAACGCAGTAATACCACGGTCAATGTTTAGATTAACTAGGTTGCTCATAGTTTCTGGATATCCTGGGCAAGCGATGATGTTGAAGTTACGTCTTTCTTCATCACGGATCTCTTGACTTGTGTCAATCACTGCTTTCAACGCCTGTGTTACCACTTTGCGCTGTGCCTTACGACCGAAGCTGCCTGACCCGTCTTCGTTGTTGCCGGAAGCAGTGACCCAACGATCTGGGAAGTAAGTCTCCATGCCATATCCTGCACCACTAACAAAGGCTGATCCTGCTATTTGTGCGTCACCGGTTCTTGGGTT